ATAATATTGAAGTCAGCATAGTAAAATATGAAGGTGATTTCAATATAGAAGCAAATTTGATAAAACAATACTGTCCATTATTAAATATTACACATAACCCTAAAAAACTACAAGAACTCAAGGAAGACAGACAAAATTGTAAAAGAATAGCAAGAGGAGAACATTAATTATTTAATTATCTATTGCATAATAACAAGTCAATGGCACTCTAACAAGGGTGTCTTTTTTATGCTCAAAAACAAGGAGGTGGAAGTATGGCAGATAACTTTGGTCTCAAGATTGGCATTGAAGGCGAACGAGAATTTAAGAAAGCTTTAAGCGATATAAACCAATCATTCAAGGTTTTAGGTTCTGAAATGAATTTAGTATCATCTCAGTTTGATAAACAGGATAAATCAATACAGGCTATAACAGCAAGGAACAATGCTCTTAACAAAGAAATTGATGCTCAAAAGGATAAAATTAGTGCCCTTGAGGCTGCCCTTAAGAATGCCTCCGAGAGCTTTGGTGAAAATGACCGAAGAACTAAGAATTGGGCTATCCAGCTTAACAATGCTAAAGCAGAACTTAATAACATGGAAAAAGAGCTTGAAGAATCTGCTGAAGAAGCCGATAAACTTGGTAAGGAGTTAGAAGAGTCCGGTAAATCTGCAGATAATGCAAGCAGTAAATTTGAAAAATTAGGCGGTGTTCTTAAAGGCATCGGTGCTGCTATGGCTTCTGTAGCTGCAGCCGCTGGGGCAGCAACAATAAAGCTTGGCAAGGAAATTATTCAGCAATTTGGTGAATTAGAACAGAACCTTGGAGGCTCGGAAGCAGTATTTGGAGAGTATGCTTTATCAATTCAAAAAACCGGTGAGGAAGCCTACAAAAACATGGGTGTATCCCAAAGTCAATATCTTGCTACTGCCAACAAGATGGGTGCTCTCTTTCAAGGTTCTGGGATTGAACAACAGAAGAGCTTGGAACTTACAGAGAAGGCCATGCAGCGAGCTGCCGATATGGCATCTGTAATGGGCATTGACATGCAAATGGCACTTGATTCTGTAGCGGGTGCAGCTAAAGGTAACTTCACCATGATGGATAACTTAGGTGTTGCTATGAATGCCACAAACATTCAGGCTTATGCTCTTGCAAAAGGACTTGATTTCACTTGGGCATCTGCCACACAAGCAGAAAAAGCGGAAGTAGCAATGCAGATGTTCTTTGAAAATACAGAGCAATATGCAGGCAACTTTGCCAAGGAATCAACTGAAACAATAACCGGTTCAATCGGACTCATGCAGGCAGCCCTTGGTTCTTTTACTGCAGGTCTTGGCAATGCCGATGCAGACATGAAAAATTTAACCAATAATCTTGTAGATGCATTTCAAGCAGTTATTAAAAACATTGTGCCTGTCTTGGAGAATATTGTAACCGCACTGCCTGCTGCAATGGATGCAATTATCTCAGCTATTGGTGATATTCTCCCGGTGCTTCTTAGTACCGTTACAGAGTTATTCAATCAGGTATTTGAAACAATCCTGAATCTTCTACCAGAGCTTATACCGGCTGCCGTTGACGCTGTTATGACAATTGTTGAAACACTCATAAATAACTTACCTTTATTAATTGATACGGCTGTACTTTTAATTACCGCTCTTGTTGAAGGTATGGGACTTGCATTACCTGAATTAATTCCTGCAGCAGTAAGTGCTGTAATAACAATAGTACAAAGTCTTATGGAGAATATGGAGATGGTTTTAGAAGCAGCTTTCGCTATCATAAAGGGATTAGCAGAGGGACTTCTTAATGCCCTACCTGCTCTAATTGAAGCACTGCCGCAAATCATAACAACCATTATCAACTTCATTACAAATAACCTGCCTGCAATTATCGGTATGGGTGTTGAGCTGATAGTCCAGCTTGCTTTTGGTTTAATTAAGGCAATACCTCAACTTGTGGCTGCATTGCCCCAAATCGTAACAGCAATAATTTCAGGTATTGGAAAGGCTGCTGTTTCAATAGTTGAAGTAGGAAAAAATATAGTTGTTGGACTATGGGATGGTATTGCTTCCATGATGGGTTGGATAAAGGAAAAAATCAGTGGTTTTGTAGGTGGAATAGTATCTAATGTAAAAGGTGTTTTAGGCATTCAATCCCCTTCTACTGTATTTGCAGGGATTGGAACTAATATGAGCTTAGGCCTTGGCGAGGGTTTCTCTAAGGCAATGAATTCAGTTAAAGATGATATGAACAGGTCAATTCCGACAAGCTTTGATATAGATGCGAATTTAAGGAGTAGTTCTAACTTTGGAAGTAACCTTGGTTCAAATGTTACAAACACTTTTAATATCGCAAGCATGATTGTAAGAAATGACAACGACATAAAAAATATAGCAAGAGAACTGTATCTCTTACAAGTAAGAAATGACAGGGGGTATGCAATTTGATGGGCTTTACTTTTAGAGGAATACATACATCTGAATTCAAGGGACTTGTCATTAAAACCGTAAACAATCCCTTATTCCCTGCCAAAAGAATACAAAGGGAAAGTGTTATGGGACGTGACGGAGAGTATGTGTTTGAAAGCGGATACAATAACAAAATTCTTGAATTTAGGTGTTCCATTGCAAAAGGAACAATAATAGAAAGACGACAAAGAGTAAGAGCGATTGCATCATGGTTATCTTCTGCCGGGGACTTGGTTCTGGATTATGAGAATGACAAAACTTACAAAGTTGTAAAAACAGTCAGTGACATTTCATTATCGATAGAACAGGCATGGGATGAATTCAGCATAGCATTTGAGACAGAACCGTTTCAATATGGCGGTTTAAAGACACTATCCTTTGACAATCCCTCCACTGTTGTTGTAAACAATCAAGGAACCTATGAAGCTGATACTATAATATCTATTACAGGTACAGGAAATGTAAGTGTTTCATCCGGAGAATATTCTTTTACGTTAAATGAAGTGACTGAAAAACTAAATACTGACAGTAAGAGGATGCTTGTTTATACGGATGCAAATACCAATGGAATATCAAAGCATTCAGGAAACTTCATAAGACTAAAACCCGGAAACAACACAATAAACATTACCGGCTCTGTTTCCAATATGACAGTGAAATTCCACGATATATACATTTAGGGGGTGAGGCATTGATAACCTTATATGATAAAAACACAAATGCAAAACTTGCATACCTTGATGATGTTATAATCGAAGATTCAATTGAAATAACAAGGAAGATAAACGGAGAGTTTACTTTGAAATTTGAGGTGTTGGAAGACAAGTTAAAGTGTGAATATTTTGAATCAGAAAACTATATTGCTGTTGACAAATTTTATTTCGACATTGCCTATATTGAGCAAACTCACTCAGATTCAGTTACTTACAGAATTGAATGCGAGCATGTGACATACAGGCTGATTGAAGAAGAAAAAGAATTCTATACTTATGACGGAACTCCTGAACAGATATTGTCTGATATTTTGATGGAAACTGAATTTATTGTCGGTACTGTTGAGCCTTTAGGTATAACAACATTTGCAGTCCATGAAGAAACAAACAAGTTAGGACTCTTGCAGCTTCTTGCCTACCACACTAATTCAGAACTTGATTTTGACGGATTTCAGATCAGCTTAAAAAACACACTTGGTATGGATCGTGGCTTTCAAGCTCGTTTTGGAAAGAACCTGACCGGAGTAAAGAAAATAATAGATAGAAGAAAAGGATTAACATATTATGCTGTTAATATAATAGAACTAAAAAATCATCCATCATATAAAGAGTTTTCACAGCTTGAAGTTATTGAAGAAGGGGACACCATAAGAATTATTGATGAGGTTATAGGTCTTGATGTAACAAACAAGGTTATTAAAAGAACCTACAATCCAATTAGGGCAATCAACACTTCCCTTGAAATAGCAAACAGCATAGAAATATTGACGGACTCGGTTACCAAGATAAGACGAGATACTGTGGCAAAGGATAAAATTTACCATGGAATAAGAATAAGCCCGGATAATGGATTTGAAAGTATAAGAAGTGACAAAATGGCAAGGGGTGTTTTCAACTCTGATATCTTTGCTCTTCAGACAGGAGATGGTACAGGCAGCAATTGGACTAATAAATTGTACTTTGATGCAGCCACAAGAAAATACATGTTTGACGGAATGCTTTCTGCCACTATGATTGAGGCGCTTGAGGCAGAGTTTGATATTACTGTATCTAACGTCACGATAACTAATATATTGGCAGCAGAAACCGGATACATTGCACAGTTGACGGTTGATGAGTTGCTGACTGATACAAAGGTACAGAATTACTTGAATAACGATATATCCCCCATAGAATATCAGCATATGTACGGCAAGTATCACCGATTTATATATGCTACTACTGACGGCACGCAAACGGAACAGGCAAAAGGCAGACACGGTCAAAATTTGTATTGGAAAGACAGTGACATGGAAGTAGTCACATTGGAAGAAACAAGCTACCCTGTAACTGTCTATGTATATTCAGAGTCTGTGCTTTATCAAATATCAGCTACCGCCGGACAAATAGAGATAGTACTTGGACAGGGTGATGGTGTTCTTGAGAATAGCTCAAAAGCATTTATAAAAAAAACTACAACAGGTTTAGAATTAATCTACTATCGTAGCAATACCGGGGAAGAACGTAAAATATCATTAGATGACATTGGAACAAATATTAATAATCTAATTATAGAAAACAGAACAGATGACCCAACGAACCCATCAGTAGGTCAAATATGGATGCGGACTGATTTAGCATAGGGGTGAGTTTATGGCAAAAACGTTATATGGTGAATATGGATATACAGGTACCGTACAAACAGTGTCGTTACCAGCTGGACTTTATTTATTTGAACTTTATGGAGCACAAGGCAAAAGGGGTTGGTTCACTTCGCCGAGAGGCACTGGCGGATTAGGTGGTGGGGCAATCGGTATTTTTAGGTTTAGTGAACAAACTATAGTTAATATTTATGTAGGTAATGGTGCTGATTTAGGTGCAGGGCGTGCAGGAGGATATAATGGCGGTGGAAACGGGCATCAATCGAGTTCCTATTATGGTGGTGGCGGCGGTGGGGCTACTGATATAAGAATTGGTGGAAACACGATATCGGATAGGGTGTTAGTTGCTGCCGGTGGAGGGGGAGCTAGTTATAGCGGTGATAACGGAGGTGCTGCAGGTGGACTCGAGGGCTTGCCTGGAGAAAACTCTGGAGGTAGTGGAGGAACTCAAACCGTTGGTGGTTCTGTTGGTGGAGCTTTAGGTCAAGGTGGAAACGCTACACGGCGAGTTTCTGGCGGAGGCGGCGGTGGCTATTATGGCGGTGGTGCTGGTAATAATTATAACGCTGGTGGAGGTGGCTCGTCATATCACGGCGGAGCAAATGGATATACTCCTCTTTTTAGTTATTTATTAGGTAGGCAACAATCAGGGGCAGGTCTTGCCAATATCTATATTCTTGATAATGAAACAGATGGGTTTCCTCTAATAATGCCGTTTAGTAATATGGTTATCCCGTTAAAACTTCAAGCTGGAACTTATTCATGCGACCTGTATGGTGCACAGGGCGGTTTCTCTTCGTCTTATTCCGATGTCGTAGCCGGTAAAGGCGGTAAAGTAAGCGGTAATATAACACTTGTAAGCGATGATACACTGCACGTATATATAGGTGGGAGAAATGGTTTTAACGGTGGTGGAAATGCTAGCTCTAGTAGTGGTTCCGGAGGCGGAGCTACCGATATAAGAATAGGAGGTATAGCATTAACTGATAGAGTGTTGGTTGCTGCCGGTGGAGGTGGTCAAGGATTAGCCGGTACATATATCGAAAGCCGTGGCGGTGACGGCGGTGGTTTAATTGGTGAAGGTGTTATAGACCGGTATCACCAGGACTATGCACCCACCGGCGGAACTCAAACCGAGGGAGGATATTCAAATGGCTCTTTAGGACAAGGAGGAATAGGGTTAGTTAACGGCGGCGGTGGAGGCGGTGGTTACTACGGTGGCGGTGGCGGCAGTGGTCTATCAGGTAATTATTATGTTGCTGGAGCGGGGGGTTCATCATATTACGGTGGAGCTAATGGATATATCCCGACTAACCCATCTACCGAAACCGGTGTAAATACTGGAAATGGTTATGCTGTTATAACACTATTACCCCCGTCAAATGCGGCGGCTGTAAATATTCAGGGACAAAATAACTTGATTGGATTAAACCTTTTTACACCTGCCGACACATTAGAAAATTGTTTAAGAATTGGCACTACTAATGGTATTAGAGCTTTTAAATTAGTTGATATTAGCAACGTAAATGCTTCTCCATTGAGAGTTAGAACCTGCAACGGCATAAAGGCAATTAGTTTAGAATAAATTATTGAGGTGAGAAAGTCAAATAAACATAAAGTTTAAATACGAAATACCAAACTAAACGATTAAAACAGGAGGGTTTATGAAAAATATTATTAATACAATACAATTAATATTTACAGCCATCGGTGGCTACTTGGGTTATATTCTCGGTGGACTTGATGGCTTTCTTTATGCTTTGATTATTTTTGTAGTCATTGATTATATAACAGGATTGATGGCAGCAATTGTAGAGCGTAAGTTGTCAAGCGAAATAGGATTTAGAGGCATCTTTAAAAAGGTGCTTATTTTTTTACTTGTTGCTGTTGGAAACATAATTGATAGTAACTTGATTGGAACCGGGAGTGGTGTAAGAACAGCTGTAATATTCTTTTATATTTCAAATGAAGGAATTAGTATTATTGAAAACTCCGTAACTATCGGATTACCTGTGCCACAAAAGCTTAAAAACATAATGGCTCAATTAAACGCTGATGGAGATGAAAACAAATGAATCTACAAAAATTAATTTTAACTAATAATGCCTGTTATAAAGCAGGTGGAACAATTATACCGAAAGGCATTATGGTTCACTCCACCGGAGCAAACAATCCTTATTTAAAGCGATATGTGGGTCCAGATGATGGACTTTTAGGGAAAAATCAATATAACAATCATTGGAATCAAGATAAGCCAGACGGAAGACAAGTATGTATTCATGCTTTTATTGGAAAGCTTGCTAATGGAACAGTTGCTACCTATCAAACATTACCGTGGAATCATCGAGGGTGGCACGCAGGAGGAACTGCAAACAATACTCATATAGGATTTGAAATTTGCGAGGATAATCTTACTGACACCTCGTATTTTTCTGTTATATATAAAGAAGCCGTTGACCTATGTGTGTTTCTTTGCAAAGAGTTTGATCTAACTGAAAAGGACATCATTTGTCACAGTGAGGGTTATAAAAAAGGAATAGCCAGTAACCACTCGGATGTAATGCACTGGTTCCCGAAACATGGAAAGAATATGGATACTTTTAGAGAGGATGTGAAAAAAGCCCTCTCTCCTCCCCTTCCCTCTCCCACTAAAAAACTTTACAAAGTTCAAGTAGGCGCATATTCCAAAAAGGGAAATGCTGAAGCAATGCTATCTAAAGTCAAAGCTGCAGGATTTAAAGATGCTTTTATCAAAATTGAATAATTTACTACGGATTTGACCCTTCACTGTCCTTTAGATAGTGAAGGGTTTTTCTTTTTTCCTATGAATGGAGGAATTTTATGAAAGATTTACAAAAAGAAAGAATTATACA